GCGGCTGGATGTGCATGGGGAGTTCTTCTCTGCCGCCCAGTACCTGCTGTTCGGCGCTGACGACGATGCGTTCAAGGACGAGAACGGTAACCAGATCCCGCTGTGGGATTGGTACATCGGCCGATTCAAGACGCTCTCCCGGGACGAGAACGGCGAACTGCCTCAGTTGCACGAGATCGCCCAGAAGTCTCCCGAGCCGCACATCGCCACGATGCGGGAGTTGGCCGCCGAGTTCTCCGGTGAGACGTCCATCCCGATCTCATCGCTGGGGATCGTGCAGGACAACCCGAACTCGGCTGAGGCGATCTACGCGGCCAAGGAAGACCTGGTGATCGAGGCGACCGCCGCGAACCGCGTCTACGGGGCGTCGCTGAATCGGGTGTATCAGAACGTGGTGATGCTGCGTGACGGTGTGGATGCGATGAGTGATGAGTTGCGTCAGGTGTCCACGAAGTGGCGCAACCCGGCGTTGCCGTCGGTGGTGTCGTCGTCGGATGCGATGGTGAAGCAGATCAGCGCCATCCCGCGGTTGGCCGAGTCGGACGTGGCCCTGGAGGAACTGGGCTACTCCGATGAGCAGATCGCGAGGTTGCGGGCTGACTGGCGGCGTAAGGATCAGGCCGAGGCGCTGAATGCTTTGGTGGCGAACCGTGGTGTGGCTGGGTCGGCGCAGGAGTCGCCGGCGGAGGTCAAGGCTCGGGCTGATGCGATGGGTGTGTTCATCCGTGCCGGGGTGAAGCCGGAGGACGCGGCACGGTTGGCTGGGCTGCAGGGTGTGGAGTTCACGGGCATGGTGCCGGTAGCGCTGCGTGTCCGTGAGCAGGGCGAGTAATCGGTGACTACTGCGGCTGATTTGCAGCGGCGTAGCGCGACGCTGGAGATCATCGTTGGCGCGGCCCAGGAGGATGTGGGCGGGCTGTGGCGGTCGCTGTTGACGGATGATGCTGAGCGGGCTGCTGCGGGGCTGCGTAGGGCGCTTCCTGAGGTTGTCGAGCAGTACGGGTCTATGGCCGCTGATAACGCGGTGATCTGGTACGAGGACGTGCGCCCCGCTGGCGCTAGGTCTTACCGGGCGCGGAAGTTCACCCCATCATCGTTGGCGACCGCTGAGGGGCTTGCGACGTGGGCCGCAACGCCGTTGTTCTCGGGGGATGTGGGCGGCGCGGTGTCCCGGGTGCTGGGCACGACTCAGAAACTCGTGACGGACCATGACCGGGAGACGATTGAGCAGAACGCAACCCGCGACCCGATTGGTCAGGGGTGGCGGCGCAGGGCGTCGGCCGATGCGTGCGCTTACTGCGCTTACATGGCGGTGGTGCTGGACCAGCCGAACTACGAGACGGCCGCGAGGAAGTACCACGACAACTGCCGGTGTGTGCCGGTGCCTGACCTGCGGGGTGACTCGTTGCCGGAGCAGCCGAACGGGGATGAGTGGCGGGGCGTGTTCGACCAGGCCCGTGCCGACATTCTCCGCGAGCGTCGAGAGTTACCGGGATGGTCCTCGTTGCGCCGCAGCGGCCGGTCGCGGCGCTACCCCGAGTACCAGTTGACGACGAAGAACATCTTGGCTCGGGCTCGGCGTATTGAGCCGGGCTTGTTCCGTGACGGCGTGTTCACCACCGCCGCTTAGAGACCACCCGCGTCCTGCGGGTTTACGCCGACACCGGGCGGTCAACCGGTGGTCATATGCCGACGGGCTAACGGAGGAAACGATGAGCGACACGCCTACCCATGACGGAAAGCCGGCGGAGGATGTCAACCCGCCGAGCGCCCAGGATCAGGCAGCGAAGGGCGGACAGAGCGGGAACTACACGCCCCCCGCAACCCAGGCCGATCTTGATCGGATCATCGCAGACCGCATCTCCCGTGAACGGGCGAAGTACGCGGATTACGACGAACTGAAGTCTGCCGCTGAGCGGCTGGCTGAGATCGAGGAGGCCAACAAGACCGAGGCTGAGAAGCAGGCGGAGCGACTCGCCGAACTCCAGGCCAAGGTCACCGAGTACGAGACCCGCGATCAGATCAACGCGTGGAAGGCCGAGGTCTCCAACGAGACCGGAGTCCCCGTTGCCGCCCTGGCCGGGTCCACCAAGGAAGAGATCGAGGCGCACGCCGAGACCCTCAAGCCGCTCATCGCCCAGCCCAACCAACCACCCGCCAACCAGCCGCTGCGCACCATCGGGAACCAACCCGAACGCACCGGCTCGGTGCCACTCAAGGACCAGATCGCCGCAGCCGAGAAGGCCGGCGACAAAGCCCTCGTGGCATCACTCAAGGCGATCCAGTTGGGCTCAACCGAGTAACCAACCCTTCCCGAATGGAGTATGACCATGACCGGTATCACCGGAATGGGGACGACCTACAACCTCCCCAACTACGTGGGCGAACTGTTCAACGCCTCGCCCGAAGACACCCCCCTGCTGTCCGCTATCGGCGGGCTGACGGGTGGGCGCTCTGCTACCGCGAAACTGTTCGAGTGGCAGGGGTATGACCTGCGGGACGCTTCGGCGACCCGGCAGCGCCTGGAAGGTGCTGACGCCCCGGAAGGGGAGCAGCGTCGCCGGTACTCCCAGCACAACGTGGTGGAGATCCACCAGGAGGCTGTGGACCTGTCCTACACCCGGCAGGCTTCGACCGGGCAGCGCAACACTGACGGGCAGCCGGTGGTGACCATCAATGGCACCACTGTTCCGGCGTCGGAGATGGCGTGGCAGTTGGAGCAGCAGTTCAAGCAGATCGCCCGGGATGTGGAACTGACGTTCATCGCTGGCGAGTTCCAGAACCCGTCCGACAACACCCAGCCGCGCCGCACCCGCGGCCTGTTGGAGGCGATCACCACGAACGTGGCGAATGTTGCGGAACTCACCGAGGAGGCCGTGATGGACCTGTTCCAGGAGGTCTGGACCAACGGCGGCATCCAGGAGGGTGAGACCCGCACTGTCATCGTCGGGGCGACCCTCAAGCGGGAACTGTCCAAGATCTTCATCAAGGACCGCGGGTACGCCGAGGACAGCCGCAACGTTGGTGGCGTGAACCTCCAGACGTTCGAGACCGACTTCGGCCGGGCCAACATCATGCTCAACCGGTACATGCCGGCTGACACCCTGGTGGTGGCTTCGCTGGACCAGTTGGCTCCGCGGTTCCTGGAGATCCCCGGCAAGGGGCACTTCTTCGCTGAGCCGCTGGCGAAGACTGGCAGTGCGGACAAGGTGCAGATCTACGGTGAGATCGGCCTTGAGTATGGGCATGAGGCCCAGCACGGCAAGTTGACCGTCACCGGTTCTTGATCGGAAGAGGGGGAACGGTGAGCCGCATCATTCATCAACTCTGGATCGGCTCACCGTTCCCTGACCACCTGGCCCGCCTGGCTCAGACGTGGCGGGACCATCACCCCGGCTGGGATTACCGGCTGTGGGACCAGGCCGCGATCGACACCCTGGACATGCCATACCGGGGCCTGTACGACGACGCCGCGAACATCGTGCCCGACGATGCGGTGCACCAGTTCCGGGCCGACCTCGCACGCTGGGTGATCCTGCGCGACCACGGCGGGATCTGGGCTGACACCGACACCTGGGCGCTGCGCCCCGTCGATGACCTCCTGACCGGCCACTCCATGGTGCTCGGCTGGGAGATCCAAGACCGATGGGTAGGCGTGTCCACCATCTACGCCGAGCCCGATCACCCGGCCACTCACGCCGTGATCGAGCACATCGCGACCACCGTGCCCGCAGCGCGACCAGGCACCCGGCCGAACAAACTCACCGGCCCCAAGGCGATCAGCCCGCTGCTCAGGAAGCGCAAGGACGTGCGCCTGCTGCCCGAGCGCTACTGGTACCCCGTGCGCTGGAACAACCCCACTGCAGCCGACGACCCAAACCAGCACCCCGACTCCTACGTTGTCCATGGCTGGCAGCACCAGCGCGATCTGAAAGGACTCCCACCGTGCGGATTCAAGGCACCGTCGAAGACGGCACCGGCACCAACTCCCGCACCGTAGACCCCGCCACCCTCGCCGCGCTCGGCTACACCCCACACAGGGGCACCCTGAACATCCGGGTTGCACCGTCGGGTCGGGCGAAGGTAATGGCGCTCGACGGTCGCCGCATCTATGGCGTGACCTACTGGGACGCCACCCTGGATGGCGAGGCTTGCCACGTGCGAGTCAGCCGCGATCCTCGAACCTTGGAAATCGTGCAC